CATCCTTGCGGCTGATATACTGGACAGGCTCGCCATATGTCTGGGCGACCTTGAATTGCACCCATTCGTAAGAGTGGTTCTCGCAAATTTTATTGATAATATCCTCATTGGATATCTTTACACGGTATCTGATAGGTTGGTCACCTTTGTAATAATTCCAAAGGTACTCTATAGCCATTTTGTTAAAGTAAAAGGCTCCAATGCACTGACCAATGACTTTTACAATGTTGTCTTGTGTAATAGTCTCAACATCTGTATATGCAATTTTTCGACCATAACATCCCTTGACCAGCTCTTGAAAAGTCCTGTTGTTCATTGCTTCTCCTTATACAAAACAAACGCCGCTAGAAGTGGCTCTTTGTGGTAATATTTTTGCTTCTGTCTCTCCTGTGTCATAGTGGTATATGATTCTCTTTTCACATTTGCGGCACTTACAGATTGTATTTGTCTGTGACCGCATATCATGTCTGCCTACCGTTCTATGACATATAGGGCAGTATATTGTTTTCGATTCTGTCAAAATAAATCCCCCTTTTATGCATTAAAAAAGCACCGTCATGAAGACGATGCCTTTTTGAGAGAGGTGTGAAAACTTATTGATTTGGTCTTTAACCATTTTAATAATACTACGCTGTATATAGGACATTCTAGGACAACATCATGATTCAATATACTGTTCACCGTATTTTTTTTCAAATTCCTTTAATGCCCTGCCATGTAGCCTAGTGATATTCCTAAAAGAGTAATTCATTTCAGTTGCTATTACTTCAAAAGTCTTTTTCTCAATATATCTGGCAAACAGAATATTATATACATTTTCATCATCCATGCTGTCAATTTGACTTATGATTACATTTTTCTTTTCAACGTAACCGTCTATCATTCTATCCAGTTCTTTTTCCATTTCATCTATTTTGGAAAATGTAACTCCCATTCTGTCTGGGTCAGGGGAAGTTTTTACACGTTCATCATTCTGTATAGCCGTAACATTGCAAGCCATTTCCCTTAATTGCTGTATTTCCACCAACTTATTATTAATCATCCTGTTAAGTCTGCTTATTTGATTCAGATACTCTCTTGTCTGCATACTCAATACCTCCTAAATGGGTTGTGGACTGCTTCGGCTTTTGCTGATACTCCTGTACGCATTTCATTTTCAAATAATGCTAAAGAGTCTGGTGCATCATCATGTTTTACTTTTCCGCTACGTGTCATAGTGGTAAGTTCTTTCATGAATTTGTAATACTGACTTTGCCTGTCCATTTTCTTAAAATCTCTGAAATAATAATCACGTATGATATTATCTCTAGCGTTTTCCATTCTGGTTATCTTGTTAGCACAGTTGAATTTATATCTTGCGCTGCATCTGCCACCCTGCTTATTTACAATCTCCATTACATCACGACCAAAGTATTCTCCTGCGCTGTTGCTCTCAAATGTAACTGTTTTGACATTGTGCTTAATCAGCATGTTTGCACATTCTGGCTTGGTAAACTGTGTTCCGGCATTATCAAACACTACATCTACGATATAAACCTCGTTGCCGTACACATAGCCAATCGGCATTGAACAACTGTCTTCTCCCTTATCCGCGCTATCACAAGCCGCCATAATCGCATCTGGTTCACGATCAATAGGAAGTTCCTCAAAGTAATTAAGTTCATTCTCTGCAAACATACGCCCTTTTGCTTCAAATGGTTCTTGTTGAAACTCTGCCGCCCACGTTTCTTCCGAAACAAGTTTTCTTTCCTTTTGGTAGTAAACGGTTGTGAATATTTTCCGCAATCCCTTTTTATCTTTTCGATAAATCTCCCAATTGCTTTCATCTGTGATCGGGTCAAGTGCCGGAATCGCAACTTCTTTCCATCTCCACTCCAATTCATCAGCCTTATTCTGTAATGCTGTAATCGGGTCATACAGACTGTATTTTGTACCTTGGATAATAATAGGTGTACCCTCTAATCTACGTCCAAGAACATCATCCGTAACCTTTTCACATAAAAATTCCAGTCTATCCCTGTTTCGTGCTTCCTCATGGTTTTTTACACAGTCATCAATGTATACAAGAACATTTGCTTCGGTACATCCTACGATTGCACCATCAATCGGGCGGCATGTAAATGTCGGGAAAATGTTCTTGCTTTTAAGGTCGATTGATAGATTTTCAGCACTTTTGTAATCTTTTTCTCCTATTTTCTTTGCTTCTGGAAATACACTTAAAAATCGTTGATAAGTACTTTCTGTCTCAAATCCTTGTAACAATCCACCGTAGAATCTCTTAACAAGTCCTTCTCCTTTACCAACACCAAATATACTTCCATCTGGGTCACGACCGCCCATCATCATAGCAAGTCGCAATCCACCTGTAGTTTTCCCAGTACGTTTAGGTTGAGAAACAGACAGAAAATCAAGTTTTCCGTCATAAATCTCCTGGTATGCTCCGACTACAGGTTGTAGCACTTTTCTTCTTGGGAAATAAAATCTTTTCCACGGATCCTTTTCATCAATTTCAATGTAATAAAAAAAGCTGTCTACCAGATATGCGGATTCAAGTCTTAATACCTCATAGTAATTATTTAAGACTGTAATTTCGGTGTTATTATCTCCGCAGTATATTTCTAAGTCGTAAATATGACCGCCGCCTGTGCTTTCCGCAACTATGTTTTCTATTAAGTTTTTTGTTTTCTTGGAAATTTCCAGTGAGAATGGTATGTCTTTGTCATTATACATACCCCACTGTATAGAATTGACATAGGCTTTTATTACTTCTTCGGATTCCCCATTTTTAACAATGTTATGGATTCCTTTTCGCTCTATGTAATTGTCATTACCTTTTAACTGGTTTATTAAATCCTTACTTGCCAAAAAAGGACACCTCCGCATAGCAGAAGTGCCTTGACCTCTGCCTATAACTTTTCTAGGTTAGCGACTAACTCCTATTGTTAGCCGGGAAATATATTTATTTACCAATTACTACAGTTCCTAAGTATTCAACACTGTCTTTTGAAGTATAGACAATGACTTTATCACTGTGAACTATATTAGGTTTTTCTGTAACTTCGATTTTGTTCTCATTTTCTGCAAAAATAAATTCAACGCTTCCCTTGTAGGTTATCAGTCGTCCATTTATGCAAACTGTAATTATCTCATAGTTGTAAGCGGGGGTACATGAAGCTGTACTTTGATATCTAACATAAATTTCACTTTGTATCTCTTCTATTTCACATTCGTATTTTTCGGTTTTATTAGCCCAATTTAAAAATAATATCAGTGCAACAATGCTAACAACAATAACAATAATAGGAATAATGGTTTTAAAAATTTTTTTCATAAAATCTCTTTTCCGCTGATAATCAGCAATCAAACATTTACTAATTTATCTGCATACCTTGCCATTTCAATTCGTGTTCCGTTTTCGTCTCTTGTACTAATACAAACATACTTGTCATCATGGCTTATCATATCTGTAAGTCTAATTTCTGTTTCATCATCTTTAAAATTGTAGCATTTTCGCATTTCTTCAATGCAGTTATTCATTTCTGTTATTTTCATAATCTTGCCCCTAAATTCTTGCAACTACGTGTTCTTTTGCAAATTCTTCTTTTTCCGGGTCGTAAATAACCGAACCGTTTTTGTCAGTCTTATTCTTATCAAATTTGCAAGTAACCTTTATACCATCCTTGTTACTGCATTCTGCGCGATAATCAATAACACATACTCTCTTCTGCCATTTTCCATTGGCATAAATCTTTGTATAACCGCCAGCTCTTGTTTTAATGATTATTTTACTTCTTGTTTTCTTCATTTATACACAACTCCTTATCTTAATTTTTCATTCATTCTTTCCACCGTCCATTAAAACAACATGTGTTACTTTCCCAGTTTTTGTTACTTGGTCTACTTCCAGTTTTGTCTGAAGCTTATCAATATGCATATCAATATTTGTCATATGCCTAATTTGCTTATCCCCGACACACAAACTTGTACTGCCGTCCTCATACTGTAAAAGTAATAATTTAATCTTTTTGCTTTCCTGCATTTTTGACTTTATCGTTATATCTCTGATAATCACAAGCAAAATAACCGCTATCCAATAGCACGCATATGCTATTTTGCCTAAAAAAACATAAAAAATTGCTCCTATTACGCAAGCAACAAAGCAAATAGCAATTATTCTGGCATATTCAATTAATGTCTTTGCTACAATTTTAAGTATTCTTTTCATTCCCCATAAATCTCCTTGTTTCTTCATTTATTTTAGAACAACTAGCAAAATTCATTTCAATATGGCTTTGTGGCAGTCTGCCAAACTTTTCCAAAGCATATTTTTCTACCACTTCTCTTGAAATATCTATTCCAAAATTTATCATCGCTTCTTTAGATGGTGGTTGATACTCTGACAAAGGATTATCAATGTTCTTCATTTCTCATAAACCTCTCAAAATCTTCCATACACTTAGGGCACAAGTCGTATGTGGTATTTAAAATACCATTCCTTGTAACAGAATTTCCGCACAGTATTCCTTTTTTAATTTCTGCACCGCACCTGTCGCAAGTGTGCCATTCTTTTTGATGTTTCATATAAAAGCCCTCACTTACAAATCAAGTTTATTCAAATAATCTGTCCCGCTATTTTTAAGTGCCTTGCTAATTTCGTTAATCATATTAGCCATTGCCTGTTCGACTTCCTTTATCTTTTCAACTCTTCCACCGCATTGTAATGATAAATATCTTTTCTGCCAAACACTTGCATTTACAACTATACTATTGTGGACATCTTTCTGTGTAACCATCATTCTGCCGCCTTTCAAACCAATCCGTACATATACAGAATATCAAGTGGTGTTATTCTATCTCGTTTAAAAGAATTTCTTGAAATATAATTTGCCAACTCTCCATCTTTCCATCCGTCCGTACTTGTCATAGAATCATAAATCTGTTTATATTCTCCGGTCAGTTTGTCAAATTCAAACCATCCCAAGTCAAGTGTCACTCCGTAATCATAAAATCCCCTGTCACACCACTTTCTGACATAATACATTAACTGCTTATATGAGAATCCAAGCCTTTCAAAAATATTCCCAATAGTTCTTATGCTCAATTCACGGTCACTCGAACGCAATTTTCTTTTCTGTTCATTCACGCAAGCTCTAAAAAATATTTCTTCTAATGGCTTCATTCTTCCACCAGCTTTCTACATTTCTGATATATCCTTTATTTCACCATTCGGCAGTTTTACCTTAACTTCGCTCGCAACTACCTTTATTGTAATTTCCTTTGCCATGTCTTTTGAGTAGATACCTGATATATTATCAATACTTGTCGCTCCTTTTACAATTTCTCCATCAAGTGATAATGTAATAAATTTTCCACTTGAGTTGTCAAGTAATGCTTCTTTAACCATCTTCCGCCAGCTTTCTAAACACCATTCATAAACATATTTCCAAAATGCAAATCATTTAGTGCTTTTTCTAATTCGTCTTTGTACCGAAATGGACTTAAAGGACTTGTTATTTCTTCTCTCAATATAGGTGACATATTGTCTATCAAGATACCTTGTGTAGCACTTGCAAGATTTTGCGGTGGCAAATCTGCTAAAGCGCATAACTCCATTCTTTTATGGTCACATTTTTCAGATTTTGGGCAACTTTTACATTTTTCTGCTAATTTGCTTAAAGGTTCTGCCATTACTACACCAACTTTCTGCCGCAGATAGGGCAATAGTTAATCTCAAATGCTCCTTCTCCGTATTCATCAGCGCTATTGTCATAGCGAAGTGAATATGAGTAGCCAAAATTATTTTTTACTATATGAGCATTTCCATACGTGAAGCCGCTTTCAATCCTTTTCTCTCTGCCATCGCAAAATTCACACATTCTTACACCTCAATACCGTATTCACTAAAATAGTTTGCAATATTTTCTGGGATTTCTACACCCATTTCCTTTGCCTTTTTAAGTGATTCTATTTCTTCATCAGTCGGCGCATTTGCAAGTCTGAACCATTGTTCTTTATCAAGTGTCCTACATTGTAAAGCGTTTTCAAAATCTGTGGTATCATAGTTTTCTTTCATTTTCTCTCCTATCTATGCAGTTTCCGTAGGCGGTTCGGACTACAAACAACACCTACGGTACTTGCAAAAATCAGAATGGCAGGAATCGAACCCTGTCAACCCAAACCATGCCAACCGCTTTCAAATCTGCAATTTCTAATCACGGAAGTGTTTGCTGTTTCCAATGATACCACTACCATCCATAAGTCTCCCATCGACCGGAACTATTGCAGTAGCACCCGACTAAGTGGAGATAAGGAATTGATGTGGTGAGGATTTGAACCTCACATGATTGATTTCTGAAAGCTGCTTGTTGCTAATTACGGACAATCTCCGCTTATTACTCGGCAAACATGCTATCAATCAGTTTCTTTGCTTGCGTTTACCCATTCCGCCACACATCTACCACTTGCGTAGTAACTATTTAAGCTATTGCCACTAAGAATTATTAAGTAAAGGGGAATCCGACTGTAACGGTCATATCTGCGTAAGCTATGGTTCGGGGTTTCACCAAGTGGTCAAGTGTTGTGGGATTTCACTCGACCGATACCAGCCGGACGGTCTCTCACCGTCCTTAACAGTAGTCCTAACTGGTGTAGAGGAGATTACATACCTATCTCGGAAGAAAAGGTATATGGTGTGTTCGTCCTGTCCAAAATGCTAAAAACAGGACAACGGTAACGGTAGGAGTCGAACCTACATAACCGTTTGAGTACGTTACCTAACCTTGTTTTATAAAAAGTAGTCCTGTATGAATTATCAAAAAATGAAATTCTATCGAAAAATTCTTTTCTTTGTATACCATGTTATCTATATCAATCCAAATTGTTGGTATAACCGCTATTTGATTTTTGGAAATGCAAAATCCTTTTCTTTCTAACCGATACATAACAAGTCTACCTTTCTGCCAGTTCTATGTATTTCCCGAGATACCATCATTTTCTCTCTTCTCCCTGTGTTCAAATTGGCATTCCAGCATCTTTGATATGTTCTGTCGGTCACATTTAATGCCGTGCCCCTGTCGGAACAACTCACATTCTAAGACTTTACCGCATCTGGAACACTCGTCTGTAATTTGCTTGCCGAAGATTAACATGGCTATGACTTCTTACCTGTTTTGTAAGCGGTCAGAAGTATTTTAAAAACTGACCATGTTATTCTCACTCCTGCTAACCAGAATAACCATGTTGGTGCCTGTAACTTAATCAAAATCCATATAAGAATAATTCCTGTGACCATATTGACTCCTTTTTGTTTTTGAAAATTCACCATTTACCAACCTTGTGTAAAATCCATCAGCATTACAATTAACTGAACAAACATTTCCCAAGGATTTTGTAAAACTTTACTACTTCAACTTTGTTCTTTTAGCTTTGACAGAAATAAACTTTGATTTTTGAGTTTTAAGCATTGAACTTTACCCTTTAATCTTTACAGTAAATTTTTGTTTGTAAATTGCCTATACCAGTTCGGCTATGACTCTATCCCGAATCAGTTGGATTTGAACCAACAAAACATTTACCCATTCTTTATGCAAAAGAAAAGTTTTCGGGTTTCTTTTTGTTTGCATAAGTCTATGCCCGAAAAAGACTTATGAATTGTAGTTTAGGATTTTCAGTAAACAGTGAATGTAATGTTAGTATTCTATCGTAATTTCTGTCAGTGCATTGGAAACTGATAACTGTGAATCAACCTCTGACAAAAATCCAGATGTAATTTTGTCAATATCATCAATTTTCTCAAGTACACCGATAGGGTCTACCAGTTCAAACTGGTTAGAAGTTATAAAATCATTTCTGACTTTCTCAATATCCGCTGCATTTGTTTTACTGTCTTTCTGACCGTAGATAGCAGTTACATACTGGTCTGCTCTTTCTTCAAGACCGTTTTCATTTTCTTTTGATATTCTTTCCTGTGCCTTTATGTAATCTCTCTTCATGGCGCTTGAAAGTCTCTGCTCAAATTCTTCGCCATGGTTTTTCATTTCTATTGCTTCTGCAACTGTATATTCAACGCCGCACACGCTAACTTTTGTAACCGCATTAGAAAGAACCACAGCACGTTTAATAGCTTTTCTCCTGTTGATCAAGTCAACAGCCTTATCGTAGTAAGACCTGATATTCTTTTCAATTTGCGTAACGTCAGTTCCAGCAACCTTATCTGTCGAATGTTTCTTAGCGCAACAGTAAACAGGCGTATTAATAGCCGTTTCAATTCTTGCATCTAACACCTTTAATTCTGACAGTGCCTTGTAGATAGTCATCGTTTCTCTTGTCATTTTCACATACCTCCGTAAACTTTATATTGCATATATGCCTTTTTTATTTTTGAAAAATTTTTAGAAATAGGGTGTCTGGATAATTAATATCTGCGTGTTGGATAAGGGCTTTTTGTTTATCGGGTGGTTTTGCTGACTTAGTAGGGGCTGTCTCGTCCGTTCTTCCGACCCCCTCCCCCTGCCTGCCAGCTCCATGCCCTCAATCGAACGTATGTTAACTATTCGCAAAATATTAATTTTACGAACTGTTTTGAATCCCATTTAAAACCTTGAAACCCTTATAAGTACTGTATTCTAGCTGTTTTCCTTATCTTCCAGTGCTGCATTGTTGCCCTGTATTTGTCCAATAGTGCCATTAATTGCGCCGAGATGCTGCAACTCTGTTAATGATATAGTTGTATCAGATGCCTTTTCCCTGCTAACGCCTGGTAGATTCCATCCATGTTTTTTATTAAGTGACGGTAATACTTTCATTGGATTTATACGCTTGTCATGTAACATTGCTTCCAGAGATTGCTCGTTATCGTCCATAATTTTTTCGTGCAAGTCGAATCGGGTGTTACTTGATTTCCAATTATAGATAGTCTGTTTATCTATCCCTGTCATATCTATAAATCCCTTTAATGTAACTTCCTGACAATGATTATTACATATCCTCTTGTATATATAATTATATATATATAATACCTTATCCTGATTATATTGATTATATGGACTAGGTATATCTTTAAGCAGTATAGTATTATCCTTAAAGACATCTATGTAAATCTCATCTATGATATCGTTCCATATCTGCGGGGGTATGTCACGCTCGTCCAGATCGTTGGCTGCGCAGTATTTGGCTATGATATCTTTAACGATGCTTATACAATTAGATTGGTCTATAGCTTTAATATCTGCCATGTTTACACCTCCTAGAAAAACAAAAAAGCCCTTTAAACCAAATAGGAATACAAACACTGTATATTATAAATACAGCATAAGTAAAACATATTTGCCTTAAAAGGCTTTTCTTGCGTATAAAACAGCTATTATAAGCTGTCCTGTAAATCTTAATCGTGTAAAGCTCTCGTATGAGCTTATATACATAATATAACACATTTTATAAAAATGCAATAGGTTTTTAAAAAAATATCAAGCAGATAATCGGTTGGATAAACGGTTAATATATCCGCAAATGGAAATTTAAACCAATAGGAAAAATCTGTCTTTAAATTTTGAATTTAAAAACCGTTTTGCTCTTAACAGGAAAATTTTTGTTGTCTCGCGCGTATACGCGATATATAACCTATACTAACCTTACCTAACCTATACTATACTACGGATACAAGCTGTATACATTCTGTATCCAAAACGGTTAAATCGGTTAAAATTTGGAAACATTTACAGGTTTAAAACGGTGGTTTATCTGATAGTTGTATGTCGGTCAGGGTTGGCTCTTGCTCTACAGGCTTAATGATGTACGTCTTCCTTGCGTTTATCTCTTCCTGTAGCTTCAATAACCGCATACGGTTGTCTGTCTCTTCCTCTTCTGTCGGCACATGCTTCTTAAATGCCCCAAAATCAATTTTAATATCGCTGTCGATAATTTTATCGTCAAATTCATTTTCATTCGTCCTAGTCGATTCTGTGACGTTTGAGAGGTATTCTGTATTGTTACATAAACCATAATTAGCAAGCCTATCATCAATACAGCTATTTATAAACTCTGTTATAGTTTTATATCCATGTTCTTTTGCTATATTATTAATATATTCCTTATCTCCTGTCTTACGTAATATAGTTATTCTATCATATTTTTCTTTTTGGTAATCATTGATATAGTTATAAACGGCTTTCTTTTTATCCATAATCCAACCACTCCTTTATATAGTTATAACTTAGTTGTAACTATATATAATTATATCATATATTTCCTTTAAATACAATGTTTTTACATATAGTTATAACTTAGTTATAAATTAGTTATAACTATATATGCATTTTATATATGCATACTATGTATAATGCAAACAAAAAGCACCCTGTCGGATGCTCTTGCAAATCTTTTAAATATGTGGGTCGTATCTTGGAATCGTGTCCATGTCTATAATCTGTACTTGTCCTTTATCGTCCAACTTAAATGCAAACATTATACCGCCCGTGATCGTTACGTCTGGCATATCTCCATTTTTAACAGGTAATACGTTGTTATCCCAAAGATACAGCGTATTATATCCATGTCTATACATGCCCTTTAGGATGTCGTAAAAGATTTTAATTTGCACGCCTTGTTCCCGACTAACCAGATATATATTACGTTGGCTGGTCATGTAAGGTTTTTTAGGGTTTATGCTGTACCCAATCGGCGCTCCAACGTCCTGCCCTTTGCTATATTTGGTTTTGCTTATGCTCTTATCGTACCAATTAGTAAGCCCAGCTGTTCGGTATTCCTCTGCTGTACCGGGAAAGAATATCTTTACAAGTCCTTTATGTTCTAGCCCGAATGCTTTTATATTCTCTCTTACAAAATACCTGTACCACTCTTTATCCTCTGGTAGCTCTAATACATCGTAATAATTATAAGTGTCTTCCATAGTTAATTTTTGCGTGTTTTTGCAAAAGAATGTATAAATATTATTACTGGTAATTAACTTGCTTTCTACAGGTTTATTCATGGACACAAGACCGCTGTAGTAGTCCATACTGCGATACTTTCTGTTAAATTTCATTCTGCGCTCGTTTATTACAATATAGGTTTTATCCGGATTGACTATTACATAATTACCTACTATTGGCTTATGCCAAGATAACGCCAATTCTTCCAGTTTATCTGACCCGATCATGTCTATTGCTTGATGTATCATTTTTTCTCCTCACGCAAAGAAACCGCATACAATTACGGTTTCTTTGCTATATAGCTTGTTTTAAATCAAATAAATATCTGTTATCTCCACAACAGCATCTCTTAATGCTTCTGCGGCTTCGTCCAAATTTGTATATTCTTCGTATTTTCCAATTTCTGGTTCTACCTTTTCACCGCATTCTACGATTTTAAACAAGTAGTTAATGCCGTCCGTTCCGTTTACCATGTAAGAGCTACTATACTCTTCTCCGACATGGTAATTATATGGGTCTATGCCTGTTTCACTTTCGCCATCCCAGACATCCCAAAGTCTTACAACATCCCCAACCTCTAAATCTGGGATAGTTGTATCTGTACGCTCGCTCTCCTCGATTAACTGCATTGCTTTTTCTACAAACTTATTCATTTTAATCCCTCCTGTTTTTCTTTATCCATTATTTCGATAATTCTTTTTATTCTCTTCTCATCCTTACTCAAAGCTTCTATTTGCTTTTTTGTGGCTTGCGTAAGGATTTTGCTTGCATTGCACTTGTTTTTAACAAGGCACATGTTTCTTATTGCTTCGTCTACCGTATCGCCACGGCTCAAAAGCTCATCTTTGCTATAATGCCCCATGATATATGTAACATCATAGCCATCTATCGCAACTGCTGTTATTTTCTGCGGCGTTGTTCCGTGCCCTTTAAATAACTTGTAATAGTTTCCGTATAGTTCTATCACTGTTATCCATCCTCTCTCTTATTCTTCCGTTCCTATTTAATTTTGAATATCATTTCTGTTATCAAATCAATTAAATCACCCTCGTAATCATCCGGGTTCGTTTCTGTCTCTATTTCATAAAGTCTGAAATATTCAAGCCTTTTCTTCTCTTCTTTTGTCAAGTGGTTTAGACAAATTTCGTAATGTCTAACCGCTTCTTCTTTGTTTTCAAAGACTGTTACATCGTAGTTCTTCTCAAATACATAATATTTCTTTTTCATGTTTTCTTCTCCTTCTAATTTTAAATTTCTATTGACTAATCAAACCAATTATAATACTATATATACATAGCTTTGCTATTGCGTAGCATCCATGATGTGCTACACAGTCGTTTCCGTCAACGGGGAAATGTTGGATTGAAACAATATTTTTTAGAAATTGGTACAGACTAATCTGTACCTTTTTCTATTCCATGCATCCGTCTTTTAAAAATTTGAATCCGGCTGGATTTTCTTCTATCAGTCCTTCATCTTCCAAAAACTCTAAACATTTGCTGTAGAAATAATTCAAGTTTTCTTCCCATGTTCCTATCATCCACTTGGAATGAGTAATTTTAAATTCAGCAAATACATTATATTCTGGATATTTTTTATCAGAAAAGTTAATAGGGTCTGAATAAATGTTACCAGAACTTACAAAAGCATATATTTTTGTAGTTGTCTTACTTTCTTTTTTGATATCCTTGTCTAAATCAATTACATATTTCTTCATGTTTCATTCTCCTCTCTTATTCTTCCTCATCCTGTGTCATGGAATCCCATGCTACAGGGTTTCCATCTTCATCCCACTCTGTTTCCAGCTCTCCACCATCTAACAGGATGGCAAGCTCTTGTTCCGTATAATCCTCGCTGCTTTTCACAGCGTTGTTTTTATAAAGACACCCATCTTTGTAGGTGTCAATCGAAAAATTTAAAACTGTCATAGTTTCCGTCTCCTCTCTCTTTGCTTGTTTCCTGTTCCTTGACTATACTGTATCATATTAGTGCTCAATTGTCAACACTTAATTAGTGCTTAATTCAAATTATTTTTTCATTTTGTCCATTCTTTCCAGTTCTTCCAATATTAACTGTCTTGCAAATGCGCTTGTTTTTAGTCCATATGCATTTATTCTGTCTACTGTGCCTTGCGGTAATATTATGTTTATTCTGTCTCTGCTTTCCATACATTTTTTTACTGCTTGCCTGTTTTTTAGTGCTTTTTCATTTTCCGTTACTGACATGCTTCAAACCTCCTTTGCATTGTTATAACTACATTATATATATTAGTGCTTAAATAGTCAATAACTTTTTAGTGCTTAATAATGATGCACAATTTCTGATATAATATTAGTGCTTAATTTTGTGTGTTTTGTCAATATACATTAGTGCTTAATTTATGTATAATACAAGTATCAAATGAAACACAGAAAGAGAGGACGACAACATGAGAATAGTAAAAATTGAAAACAACAAAATTTATAGCACTTCTACACTTTGTGAAAAAACTGATATTTTTGAAATCGTGGAAAAAATTCCTGTCGGCTTTTTCGTATGGAATATCGGCGAAAACATGGGAACACATGAATATATTCCAGTTTGCGAAGATTTACACCCAGAAGACAAAGACAATTACGAGATCAACACGGCAACACTTAAAGCCGTAAAAGTTGCACCGGATGAATGGGAAAAACTCAACAAAGCGGCATCTTGGGGAGTTGGAAACCTCAAGCAAGCAGAAAAAGCCTTAAAGAGCAAACGCCACGGCTACACGTCCGAAAGAAAAAGAGCTGCCGCAGAACTCACAATTGAAATTTTCCGCAGAATTTGCGAATAGCCGAAACGCTCCGATTTTGGAGCGTCAGCCGTGGGATGGTCTCCCGGCTCTGATGATGGCAGACCAGAAAACGAAAGAGAGGTTTTGAACATGGAAAAATTAAAGAGATTGCAGAAAAAGTTATCTGGATGCGGATATGATGCAGAATTAATTACTGTTTACAACCGCAACGGCGAAGATGTTCCTGCATTGCGTATAAATACAGACTACGAAGGACAGTACCCAACTAAAGAGACGCACACGAAAATAAATGAGATTAGAAAATTGTGTAAAAATCACGTTACAGAATGTCGTGGATTTTATACCGCTGTATTTATTTACTAAATGCGAATAGTCGAAACTAATAAACCCAAGTGTTATACAGGAATTAGAAAACAGCGGATATTCTGTATATTATTCGGATGCCTGCGAACTAGGCACAAAATACGACTATAGCAGTCGTAAAGAATACAAGATAAATATTTAGAACGATTTTATAAATTACTGGGGTAAGAATTAACTTTACAGTATATGTATAAAATGATATAATTTTCAGAAAAAAGGAGAGGTGTAACATGACAATCAGAGAATTTGCAGAACAGAACAAAGAAAAGTATGCTTGCATGGACTACGTGCTTGCAGATGATGTGATTGATTTACATAATCAATCAGTTCCAAAGGAAGAAAATAAGGATATCGACGATTGCGAAGTTGTCGATATGAACATGTACGAGTACATACTGTACTTAGAATTAGATGACCGTGCATGGGAAGATTTTGACGAAACGGACGATGAATTAAAAAAACGTATTGAAAAAATCAATGTGGAAAATTACGAATACAGCAAAGACGACAAATTTGCCGTTATCTTCGCAAATGAGTAGTGATAATACGCCCAAAAAGGGCAAGAAAAAGCCTGTTATAAACCCATTGACAGGCAAAGAATTTAGGTCTGAATTAGCCCTGTGCCAAAGCGCAGGGCTACCTGTGCATACTTACTATTACAGACGTAGCAACGGCATGTCTATAAGAGAGACTTTGGAAAAGGGGTACGCTTCCAATAGACCAATCCCATGTATAGACCCACGGACAGGCATAGAATACAAATCGGAACGTGCTCTTTGCCAAGCATTTGGAATTAAAAGACCGACATACGAGCACAGAAAAAAAAGAGGATGGACGTTAGAAGAACGGATATACGGGAAAGAACAAAAAAGTAAAAGAGGGGAAAAATTAAATAAATAGTTTTTAGAGTGGACAAGCTCCGCTCTTTCCCCGGTTTCCCGTTACCGTACAGTGCTGTGTGTGCGTTATCCGTTCATGTAGCCGTATGCAGCAACCGTACCTTGACAAGTACATAAAACAGGCGTAGAGTGTTTATAACTATATACGTGCTATAAGTGTACCCTGTTAGCTTTAAACTGCCTTACAGTGGCTTACAGTGCGTTCTGTTGGTATATCCGTTATGTGTCTATGATCTATAGCAAACAGATACACGCGCTTTAGCATTGTAAAGTTTTGCATTCATTTTCTGGTCGCAATCTTGCAAATATTGCACATAAATCTGGTCACGTTTTCAAAATGGTTTTTCCAGTCCAAAAACCACCCCATGGGGGCATCAAAATTTTTCCGAATGTTGCGGAAAATCAGAACAAAATTTTGCTTCAAAACCGTTCTGAAAATCCCAGTAAGAAAAGTACCCCAGGGGCGGTCAAATTTGTTTCAGAATATTTTTTTCTCATAGAGATTTTTAGGTACACATCTTTTTTCAACATTTTTCTGCGGAAATTTGAAATTTCTTTGCAAAAATCAATCTCAAATTGCATTAGTACGCAACTTTGCCAGCAAATCATCTAAGAGATATATTATCTCTTTTCCATAATCAGCCATGAAATTACACAATCGTTCTTCTAAATCTATAGGTATAGACACATCATGTGCAAAGCACATAACATGAGTTAGTTCATGACAGATTACACGTTCTGTCATGTATGCAGACATACCGCTTGCGATTGATACTGTCTTAGTGTTGTTGTCTGTAACTCCAAATGTGTACGCTCCGTCACTGCGCTGTAAGTCTTGGCTATTGGCAGGAACAAAAGCTAATTTCCATGTTTGACCGTTTACCGTAAAATACATAGCATACTCCTAACTAAAAAGGCTAGAGTTATTAGCCCTAGCCTATTTTCTTACATCTTAGCCGCAAGTGTGGTAATCCTTGTCTTTGCCATTTGCCGCTCTTCTGGTATCATATACGGCAGCAACTCTGTCAAATCCTCGGATAATTCTTTCAGATAGCTTTCCAAGCTGTGCATATTGGCTTCTTTGTCCTGCGGGGTAGTTCCTTTGTGCATTTCCTTTGTCTCCATGTAGCCTTTACGCATCATGCCAGCTTTGCCCTCTCTGCTGTCTCTCATACCGCCGTCTTTGTGCATGGGTTCTGTCTCGGTATAGTACATACGTCCTCTTGATGCCCTGTCAAGGTCACGCATACGCTCACGTTCAGACATGGAATCCCAGTCCTGCAAATCTTCCATGTTCATCATGTGCATATATGGCGGTTCTTCATAGCCACGTCTGCCAACGTAACTACCTTTGCCTTTAGGCGCATATCTGCCAGTAGTCTTATAACGGTAATCGTCATAAAATCTGCGGTCAAGAATTCCCAGCGCATCTTCAACGCCAGATTCTTCCATGATGTTTGTCAATGTACGGTAATACATGGCTTCCGCAAGGTCTTTAAGCATATCCGTTACTTTTCCCATCTCATCCGTATTCACGTTCTCAATGCCTTTTTCAAATTCGGACTTTGCACATTCAGACAGTTTTTCAATCATATCATGCATTCTCTTGATATCCATAATATACGCCCCCTTATTATGCTTCCCTTGTTGCGATTAAGTTACTGTTCTGCACCTGTATTGTCTGTGCAGACGTATTTTCAACAGATACTGTGCTACAGCATCCCTTTGGAACATCAATGTATGCCTGTGCGCTGACGTTAAAAAGATTCTCGACAGCCGCAGGGCTAACTATCATTCTTGTTGACTGCAATGGTTCTCCGTCTACAGAAATAGCAAGTGATATGGAATCCACTGTACCGCCTGTAGGTATCTGTATATTCCCCGAATATCCCACAAGATATCTTGCCCTGCACTGGTTTGTGATTCCCCTTAATTTAATGATTCCACTGCCCTGTCTATGAACAATGCAATTTGTACCGTTTACTGCTGTTTCTGTGAAAGCTACATCCTGTCCAGCTTCTACCGTCTGTAATGCAATTGCTGTAATTTCCATAAATTTACCTCCATAAAATTGAAAAGGGCAGACTATACTGCCTGCCCTTTAGTTTCCTGTAACACTGCTATACGCAGACATAATCTTTGATTAAGTTACCGATATTCTGTTGTTAGCATCCACAGCCTGTATTGCATCCACATCCGTTGTATGCGTAACCGTAGAGGTTAGATGCAGGGAATGCCGGTACAGGTGTCGGTCTTACAGCGTCAATAATCTGGTTTGTCTGTGCGCTCATGGCTGAAGTCAGAAGTGCGTTCTGTCTATCCTGTGAAGCAGCTCTTCTCAAATCGTTATTCTCTGCCTGTAAGGATGCGATCTTGTCATTCGTCAGGAAGTCCAGAATTGCTCTTGTTCCTGCCTGCTGGCTGTCGATAATGTCTCTTGTATTGCTATTCATTGTGTTCTGTAAAGCACAGGTGTTAGTTGCTAAATTGTAATTAACTCCCTGGATAGCTTCACGGGTTTCACAGCAACAGTTAGCAAGCTGTGCCTGCAAAGCATTTGTATTCTGCATATTAGCAACCGTATCAGCGTTGATAGCCTGCTGGATGCCGTAGCCGGTCTGTAAAATGTTTGTGTTGATGCCATTCATGCCGTTTTGTACTGCATAGAATCCGTCACAAAGTCCGTTTGTAATGCCATCAAGTTTTGACACAACCGCCTGATTATCAAATCCTCTCTGTAAGTCAGCCTGTGTAACTGCACTTGTTGAGTATGGTGTCGCTCCACCATTATTGCCATTTCCCCAGCCACCGAAGCCGCCGCCCCAGCCACCGAAAATTGCAAAAATTACAACTATAAACCAAAGCCATCCACCGTCAGCCCAGTTACCGTTGCCATTTCCGTTGCCATCAATGTTCGCCACAAGCGGAACGGATGCACAATTGTTTGAAAACATACTTTTTACCTCCATTAAATTTATTTCTAATCTTGCAAGAATTAGCTGTTATAAATGAAACTGTTTTTTAATTTGGTTCATTGCTTCATCAGGATTCAATCCCTTTTCTTTGCACAGATTCCTAGCCATCTGCTCAATGCCCTTGGTGTCTCCGTTCTGCGCCATCTGCATAGCGTTCTTGGCTATTGGATTCTGCATTAACTGGCTGTTCCCCATAAGCTGTTGTACCATCTGCTGTTGGTTTCCACTTTTCATCATTTGCATTAACTGCATAGGATTAAACATACTTAATCATCCTTTCTCTGTGACTGTGAAGTTTTTCTTTGAGATTGCAAAGATTTTTCTAATTGACCTAGCCTGTCAGATATTTCCTCGAATTTATCCATAATTCCCTGTGTTGCTTCATCTGATAGATCGCATTTCAATTTTTCTGTATCGGTCGGTACATTCTTAGGTTCATTATCCAAAACAGGCTTGTAAGTAACTGTGCGGATTGTACCGTCTGCATTCCAACTCTTGGCGTACACTTCTGACAGGTCCTGCTTTGGGAAAAATGCAACACTCCCGTCCATAGGTACATCATTTGCTGTTATCTGACTCATCTCCGCAATTATTTTCCCGTTAATTCCCTGCACAATCTGATTCTGCTGGTATGTATTTGGCATGTTCTGCTGATAATCTATTGCTCTGTTTTGCACCTGTGCCAGTGGGTTATAATACTGCGGATATCCCTGCTGGTTCTGCTGTAGGTAATATGGATTCACATACGGTTGCATATTGGTTCTCCTTTTTCAACTTTTCAGTCTCATATAATATGTTTGTATCATCATAAGATAGGTATTTAGTAATCTGTTCCTGTTGATTGCATATTCTCATTAACATCTTTTAATACTTCCTGTATCGCATGGGTCATGGCTACTTGATAGATTGTCGGTATCGCCTGTACATCTTCCCTAGCACATAACTTTTCTATGATTTCGTCCGTTTCAATATTCATGGGTTATTCCTCCCTTTGTAATTATCATAAAACAAAAAGAGCCATTAATAGCGACTAATAATTGCCACTATAATGACTCAAAAGTGTAGTAAATATGCGCATTAGCACTAACCCAATACCGCAGGTATGGTACTATTTTACTGCTAAATTAATATACCTATATTAGCAGTAAATATATACCATAGGATAGCATTATTGTAGTGCTAAAAATCTTTCAATTTTATCTCAATATTTCCATTGCTAATTACGATTTTTTCAATTATACTTTTTAGTAACATATTTTTTTGTTTCTTGTCGATATCTTCCCAAATGTCGGCAAGATTTTTTATGTTCTTAAATACATTTTGCCTAGTTTTATTCGTTTCTATTGCAGATTCTTCTCTAATCTGCTTACGGATATCTTCTATTACTTTCTCAATTTCTTTAATCATGCTGATAACATCATCATTGCCCTCTGCATACAGGTTATATAGCCTTTTACGCTTAGTCTGCTCTTTTTCTAATTGCCCTTGCAATATTTCCAACTTAGACTCTTTCACTCTTGGCTTATAATCTGATATATTAGCAGATATTAAAAGTATTTCGTCCTCTACAGCTTTTTCAATATCCGAAGCCCATTCCAATGTATTATTACAATTTGGATTGTGGTTAGGAAGATAATGCAAGTCCTTATTCCTGGAACAACAGTAAATCTTATGCTTTCCATGCGTCCACTTTTGATATCTCATAGCGCATCCACAGATTCCACAGTAACACAAACCTGTCAATAAGTTAGTTTGAATGTTATGGCAACTTGCCCTTTTGTTTTTCCTTATTGCTCTGAATTGTTGGGCTTTTTCAAACACTTCCTTATTAAATATAGGTTCATGCAATCCTTGATAGATATTCCCCTTATACGGTATCATTCCAATGTTTACAGGGCTTGTAAGTACCTGTTTCACAACAAATTCGCTTTTAAATCCCAACATATCACGGATTTTTACATCCGAATATCCCTGTAAGAATAAATCCATTGCTTTGTTTGCCCGTTCCTTGCGTTCTGGAATTGGTATAAGTGTTCCTGTATCTTTGCTGTATGTATAGCAGTATGGAAGATTACCACCGCCCATCCAGTAGCCTTGTTTGACACGTTCTAACATTCCACCACGCATACGTAATAACATTGTATTCTTGTCCAGTTGTGCAAATACCGCCATCATCTGTGTATAAGCCTGTTCCATTGGATTATCATAGCTGATACTGTCATGTACACACTTAAATTCTACGTTGTTCTTTAAAAACACACGTTCAATCAGATAGATACCGTCCACCATGCTACGTGATATCCTGTCCAGCTTGAAAGCAACAACATAGCTTACACGCTTACGCTCACAGTCTGATACAAGCCGTTGCAATTCTGGTCTATCCATATTTGCGCCTGTGTACCCATCATCAATGTACCAATCTGTAATTACAAGCTCATTTTTTCTGCAATAGTTTTCAATATCTCTCCTTTGGCTGTCTAATCCGTTTCCCTCTTCTGCCTGTTTCTCTGTAGAAACACGCATATATGCGACACATTCCATCCTTATTCCTCCATCAGATATAAAAGAATGCGCCATATTCACTACATGACGCATTCTACACTATTATCAATTTTTCGTCAATTAATCAGCTCCGCAATCAGTTTCAAAACCTCTGACGGCAAAACTACATCTTCTGGATTAATTTCTTTCCCATTCTGTGTAAGCACAACTGTCATATAGTCAAACCTCCGATTCTATTTATTTTTGATTTTATTTTTTCAATTCTTCGGCTAACTGTGCGATTACACGCATTTGTCTTTTGTGCTATTTCTGTAATAGTCTTTCCTTTTGTCAACATTTTAAACACTATTAATTCTTCTTCTGTAAAATTTGCGCTTTCAATGATGCTTTCAAGTTCTGGTCTTGTAAGCTCTGAAAAACGCACTTATTAGTTCACTCCTCTCCTATTTACTTTTTGCACATTCATTACAGTAAAATGCATCCTCATTTCCATAATAAACGCCATTTTGATAACTGCCTTTAATGCAACGTATTTTTCCGTCCTGACCTCTCTGCTCTGTCAGAATGTATTTACCACACTTCTTACAATTAATATCCTGTTTTTCTGATTCCATAAAATTATCTCCTAAATCTCAGTTTAGATGTTCATAACACCAGATTTCCATCCTGCTTTTTTAGCCTCTTCTGAAAGAATCTCATTTTCTTCAGCTATAGCCATACTTTTTTTAGGTTTACATCTTCTTTTCTCTGTACATTCTTTATTTAGCCTTACACACCATCCACATGGTGTTTCATATTGGCAAAACATTGTTCCAAACATATTACATTCCTCCGCTAAATCCTTAGTTTAGTTCATCGAGACTTTCCTGCAATTCTTTGTAGTAATTGATTTGATCAATGCAATGATTATCTAATGTATCAATCATTTCTCTCTTGGCATCTTCTAGTGTTTCTGCTTCCATTGACTCCATATGACCATCAATTACTGACTGCCATCCTATCTCTTTACCACAGTAAACAATACTGCCTATTGTAATGCTGCCATAAAAAGCGACTATATCAAATTGCCTTTCCCAGTTATCCTGTTCTGGATTAACTTCTTTCCATTCCATTGTACACATACTTTCACCTCAAATTCTTACCAAAGTGGTACTCCTATATTGGATGTAATATCTTCGCAATCATCACAATTATCGCATTCACCGTCACAGCCTACATTGTCAATATCTTCCTCGTCCATATCGGAGCACCACATATTCATTACTTTGCACCATTTCATAGTTGTCTTACTCCTTGTCTAAATCCTTATTCCTGTGTTTTTAACACATTCAAGATACCAACTACTGCTTTATCCCAGAATACATTTACAAAATCCTCAACAGTGCAAATCGTGTCTCCGTCCCAATCTACGATAGTGGCATCATCTACTTGGCATAATTCACACCCAGATTCTTTCAACACTTCGTTTGCACATTCTGTCACAACCGTCTGCGTATCGGCATAGTCACAGCCTCTGTTTAAAATATCCTCAAGTTCTTCTATTGTTTTCTTTGATATTTTCGCCATTCTTCTACCTCCGCTAAATCCTTAGTTAGTTAAAATATTCTTTTTTCCAAACACTCTATGTATTTTCAAAACATAGTATTTACAATCTTTCTCTGCGCCCCAATCTTCTTTACCATACCCCTCGCTTATTGTACATTCGGCGGTAAACTCTGGCTTATCATTTCCATAACCATTACGGAAAATAATATTTTTCGGCTGATTATTCCACACTATCGTAGGTGTATCAAGAGAAAAATCGTAGTGTTTACCAAAATAATTTTCAAATCTCTTTTCCCAATAAGGTTTGATTTCCCGATATTCTTCGGTTTTAACACCCGACAATTCCATATCGAACCATTTCTTTTTTAAGGTCAAAACCAAATCGCTGTTATGATTATATTTGTATCTGCAATGTGGCGAACAGAACAGTTGGTCTGACCGATTTGTATAAAAATGACAACCACAAGCAAAACAAGTTTTTCTCATTATTGTCCTTTCCGCTATTCAGCTAAATCCTTATTTAGTCTAATACTCACTATCGCATCTGCTTTCAATCACCATACCAACAATCAGAACAATCACCGTCAGTACAGCTTTCCATGCATCACTCATTTTTAATTCCCTCCCAGTCGATTCTCTGACCGCAATTTTCACAATACTTCTTTTTCCTCTGGTCATGAATCCTGCCATGTACAATAATTCTTTCTCCAACAACCGATTTGCATTTAGGACAACGCCAGAAATTACTTTCAGTCTGTTTTATTTCTCCATGCCCATCTGAATAATCAATAGCCATACAACCTTTTTCATACATACTTAAAATTGGCTTCTTTCTGCTCTGCTTCTCTCTTGCTTCCAACAGGGATTTAAAGGTAAATTCCTGTTTTACGCATTCATCCTCAAACTGTATATATTCCCTAATATGGTCTACTGTCAGATTTCGCTTAGATAATTCAGATTCAAGTTCTTTATACTTCTTGGCTGTTTCAAGTGCCTGTATTGCCATATCTAATGCTTCGTTCAAAATATAATAACCGCTTGTATGCTTGTTATCTTTTATTGCCTTGATTGCTTCATTCTCCGTCATTCATTCCACCGCCTTTCACAATCTCGATTGCTTCTTTCAGCACTTCAACAGCTTTTCTTTGCTGAAATTCTTCTGTTATCGTTCCGTTTTTCTTTTCATATTCAATACAATGTTCATGCGTCCGTATCCTCTTCTCCAACTGTTCCACAACCTTATCCACATCATAAGCCGTCGGATATTCTTCTAGTAAATACAATACTGCATTTGTATTTACTAAAGTTCCAATGCTTAAAGTAACCGATTTTAAATCTTTCTTTAGTGCATCTGCATCAATAAGTTTCATTGTTTTCCACGCTTTCTTCTGACCAGTCCAATTTTTGACCGCATCTGTTACAATAATTATTCAATCCAACATAAGCATGATGCACCATACTGCTGTGAAACATTTTTTCTACATCATCACTTTCGCATTTTTCAGAAACATCATTGTCATCGAATTTAATTATTTCTAAGTCACACGATGGACATATGCAAGCATATACATTGACATTGCCATACTGTTCATATCCAACATCTTCATACCTAACTTTCTTCGGTATCTGCTTTTTAAGTGCCTGTATTGCCATGTGGTTTGCTTCATAATCACTGTCAAGAAATTTGGATTTATTTTCTTTATCCTCCAACTTCATAAATAATCTCATGCACTTCAATCTCTCGATTGCTTCATTCTCTGTCATTCACTCACGCTCCTTTTTTACTCTTCAAATACGCCGCCGCATTTTCATGTCCTGCCAGTCTAAGCGCATTAATGATACCTGTTACCTTGTCCACATTTTCGGCTCTTGCATCCTGTTTATCTGCCATATCCGTTGCAAGTGTTGCCTTGATTACGTCCAGTCCTAAGTTATACTTCTGATTTAACTCCACCGCATAATCTTCCAGTGTCACATAATGCTCTCCCATATAGTCAAGGCTCATAAGATTAGCTGTAGCCTTGTCAAATTCGGTCATAAACTGTTGTAACCTCTTCTGTCAAAATCCAAAAGCATCATGTAACACCCATACAGCCGTAGTAAGCATGTTCTGACCAATGTTATCAGACAGTGCGCCCACATATCATTTAACTGTTTATCCGATGCAGTTATGTCTACTTTTGTCACACCACGTTGTTTTACGGTCTTTACAAGTGCTTCTACACCCTGCTTTTGCGCAAGTCTGCAAGCGTAGACCATGCCCTGCATACGCTGTTCAAATCCTTTATCTCTTGCCATTTTATCAACTCCTTATTTCCAGTATTTTTCGTCTAATATATACTGTCTTATAAATCTATCTGCGTATTGTGGATGCATAAGACTCCTTTCAGTTTTACGGCTAGTATTTTCAGTTCCTTTTACTGTTCCGATTTTTCTTATCAGAACACACTCTAATGGCTCAAACAGTATGTTTTGCTTTGGCTTAAAATTAATAAACCAATATTGTGTCGGTTTTTTATAGTAATCTCCATTAAGCGTCCTGTCCTTATCAATTAGACTCGGTTTTAAACACCAGTATGTACTAAGATAATGTGGCTGCGTATACGGATTTTCTATAATTAATTTAATATTTTTTCTTATGCAAACAATTACTAACTGAGATATTTTTTCATAAAGTTCATGCAATTCATTATGCAGTTGCATGGAATAAAGCAATTTTTGTTCGTCTGACCACTTTTTCTGCTGTGTTGATTCTCCTCTAAATGATAAAGGTATTTTAGCTTCAAATCTTGTACATGGGAAAAATGCAAATACTATATCGTTTTCAGAAAAGTTATCAAATATGCTCGGCTTTCCTAAGTACCCACCCTCTATTTCAGAAAATATATCCATTACATTGTCGGTTTCTCCGAACTCGTTCTGAATATCATAGTCGTAGGCTTCAATTCCATACTTCTTGAAAGCGTTCTTGAATGTTCCTGACTGTTCAAATAAACAATGGACTTTCATTCTAAATCTACCAAAAGGAAACCTCGGTTTTATGTGCGCACAACCTATTCCTTTCTTTGATTTTTAGTTAGTTACCGTGGTTTTCTTCCTGTATGAAAATACTCGTCATAAGCGTCAACTGTATCGCGTATTTCAACCATAGCCATATCAAGTGTTACATCTTTTTTATCCAAGGCTCTTTCTGCATAATCTTTAATTCTCATCATTAAAGCCTGTGCCATTACTATCTTTGCATTGTCACTCACTCTGAATCACTCGCTTTCTTATCATTAACAATCTTTATTTTTCTGCCACAAGCATTGCAGTAAATATCAATGCCTGTCGCACAACTAAGCCTTATTTTTCCACAGCCTGTATTGTAAATAGGCATTCCATGTGGTGTATCAACAATCTTCCATTCACAGAATTTATTTTCTTCTGTCTCTGCAATTTCAATGGCAAAATCAAGTATTTGTTCGTATTCCGCATAGTCATTTTCTTTGTATGCTTTCTGCAAATCTCTTAATTTGTCTGCGATTACACCCATTAACATCACCAACTTTCAATAAATCCATAAACGCTAAGATTTGTTCGTCTCATTCTTACCTCTCTTTCTGACCGATTTTTCCGTTCTTATCGCAGTCTATTGGTGTACCAACAGGTAAATCATTCAGATTCATGTTATTCCAAAGCCTTCCTCTATCTTGCCATAATCGTAATTGTTCTGTTCTTTACAATTAAATCTGTTCCTGTTATAAGCAGTCTTTTTCTCTTTCTTCTTGGAATCCTGTATGCACCTTGTAACCATTTTAGATTCATCGAACGTGTATGCCTTATTCTTTTTCAATCCCAACATGGATTTTTCCTCAACGTAATCAGTCGGCACGTATCTGTCAGATTGTATGTAGTTATGCATCTTCCAGTGCTTTATCACTATGATTCCACTATCAAATGTCAACACAAATGACTTGGCGATCAAAAGCATAAAATCATCATCAGAAGCACCGCACATTCGTTGAATCTTCTTCGGGTTGTTCACAAATCCGTCATCATCCGCATTCATGCAAAAGTGAAAGTATAACATTTGTGTACTACTTGGCATTTCCAAAAACGCATCACTTTCTGTTATCTTCTTCGTGAACATTCTTCGCTCTGCCGTGCTAATCACTTCCTTGCTTCAAGTTCTTTGTCTTAATTATTTCAAAAGGTCTGGATTGTCAAATATGTTGCCGATAACCTCAATTTCAAAACTCTTAAAGCTCCATAAATCCCACTTTGCACCGATTGAAAATACATCTGTTTTGACGCAAATCCAGGAGAACTGATAATAGTTATTCTGCCAAAAAGCTTTATAAAGATTTCCGTGTCCATCTTTTACAATATCATTCTCCCAAATCAGCTTACCGTTCTTGTCTTTTAAGCCTGCGCATTGGCAGATAGTGGATGGGTCTACTTTGTACCATCCGTCTGTCTCTCCACTAGAATAAAACATTGTGTTAGGTTCAAATATTATGTGGATTTCTTCACAATTCGTAAACACATCTAAGCCTTTTACATAATATCCTTGCACCCATTCTCCGTTATCAATCCTCTTTGCCTTGAATAAGTATCTATCTTCCATATTCTCTCCTACTCTAATACCTTGATATTTCTATCTTGCTATTCAATATGGTATTAAGTTCATTGCTAAGTAAATCAAACTCACGCTTCACTAATGATTGCGCTTCATTTATCGCAGCTATTACAGATGTACTGTTTAATTTTCTATCCACAATACCTAGTGTTTGACAATTCATGTATAATGTTTCCCCGCAACCGCATAGTGTGTGAACACATATATATAATCTTTTGTTGTCACCTCTGTAGATAGTTCCTGTTTCAACTGGCTCTCCATATTTTGCATTGCTTATGTATTTCATATTTTCTCCTATTCTGCTTCTGATTGAAGCCATTTCTCTATTTCTGTTACCGAACACATTGCAATGCCGTTCCTAATAGTCTTAACGCTACCCTCTTCATAAGTTTCTATTGAACATATAAAATCAAGCAACTCTTCATCCGACATGTTCCTTATCCTGTCGGCATTTGTCTGCTTGCTATCACATCTGCGACAAGGCTCATTATCTCTTAAATCGCTGTTGTGCTGGCAGTTACAAGTGTGCGCCTTTTCTTTTGTAGCTAAGTCAAGGTAATATTTCAAATCTTTTATCAAACTGATAGTTCCTTAGAGTTGTTTTTCCTCAAGCATTTCAAAAACTTCCGATATTCTTCTGTCAAAGTCACGCTTGTTTACACTTTCAAGAATCTTACCCATTTTCTCCACCTCCAAACTCTTCAACTCTTGGTTCATATGGTTTAGGCAACTTCATCCACGCTATTACCTTGTCGTCAATGGTAAAATATGAATAGTCATCGGGTGAATAATCGCACACCTCATACCAACCTTGTGGAATCCAATATGAATCATCCTCTTCTGAATATTCCCAATCATCAGGAACACCATCACAGATATTCCATCCCATATCTTCAACAGTGCAACGATGGTATGGGAAGTACACCGCCTTAATCACTCTCCTATAAAGTTTTCCACCATATCCTATGCGTTCTACCGTTGTCAAAACTTCATCTGAACAATTTTTATTCTTACATTTGGGTACTGTATTTTTATTCCACTGAGCCATTTTCTCCACCTCTCAATTCTTTCAACTTCTTAAATTAAGTCCGCCGCACCTAATACAATAAAACTTTTTATATCCTCTGGCATATTCACACAAATAACCACAATGTCCGCAATATTCTCTTCCGTTACTACCAAATGATGTTTTTTTAGGTTCTGACACATTTTTTCTCTCGAACAACTCTCCATGTTTGCAATCTATACAATAACCATAATCTTCTTTATACTTGCAAATATTACAATCAATCATTGTCATACCTCAATTCTTTCAGTTTTGCTTCGGCTTCGGATTTTGTGAGAAATACGGTTTTACCAAAATTCTTCAAATTTGTTACAATCCAATCAAGGCTATATGCTCTCATGTCTTGCACATAATTTTCTTTTTTGCTGTCACACTCATACTCGCACCCTTGGCAACTATATTCGTCAAATTCCTCATTGCTAAATGTGCATTTAGTGTATCTGTTGAAAATACAATAAACTGCATCTCCCACTTTACAAGGCAACTTGATAAGTCTGCCCTGTTCCTCTAAATTCTCATAATCAGCAAGTTTTTTAACCATATCTTCAACAATTCCGCAATTGCAACCGCTGGTAATGCATCCAATGCAATACGTGCTATATGGAATTTTTACTCCTGCGCAAGAATTTTCTCCATATTTTCTGTTTGTTAATCTCTCCATTACTGCTCCTTTCTGCCATTTAATCGTTCTCCTCATATGTATTTTCAGAAATCAAAGCCATAAACTTCTCATACTGCTTTTCAGAAACTTTATTACCCTGTTTCTCTGGCTTTAAACGAATTTCAAGGTGCTTTTCTGCAATACTGGATAATTCCCTTGCAAGGTTGATTTTCCCTTGTCTAATGCCGTCACGATAACCCTTAGTGGGTCTGTATTCATCAATCTTGGCTTTTCCCTCTCCCTGGCTACCGCTTGTCTTGTTACGCAACTGATAGCCATAATCGGCATAGGTTTTAATATAGTGCTGTTCCTGTTTATCCAATTCTGATATTGGGAAATTAAGAAACCCGATTTTCCAACCGTTAGGGTTATCATCAGCGTATAACCCATGTTTTTTTAGACTAAGGTCTATATGCTGATACCCTACAAGATGTTGTGCAAGTCTTTGCAAAATATGTACTGCCTGTCCGATATAAGCGTATCGAAAGCCGTTTTCATCAGTTCTTGTCAAGAAATAGATACCGCTTTCATCCGTAAGGCTAGGGTTTACTTCCAGTAACCGTTTACGGTTCTTTAATTCTATTGCTTTTGCCTGCCGTATGTTTTGATAACTCACTCTTTATCACTCCTATCATTAAAAGTATCATTGAAAATGCTTCTTCTTTTTGGTAAAAGTATCGAGGTACTCTTTACTTTATTATAAAAATCACCATACATTTTGAAGTAATCCCACCTATCAGCATATGCGTCCCACTTGCTTAAACCACCCATTCCTACTTGCGTTTTTCCTGCAAGTATGCAAGATGGAATAATTACAGTTCTTTCAATATCGCACTCATAATCAAGGCAATAGAAAACAAAAATATCACATGTAGGCTCTCTCTTTTCAAGATTAAAAGAATGATACGGAAAAGATGAATTTTTAGGTTTTATTTTCTTTGAAGACTTTACATCAACCTTTATGTTTCCATTTGTAAGTAAGTCATAAGGATATTTAACATCTGTATGAACACTTGCAAATCCTGTTTTTTCAAATATGTCATCAATAGCAAATTCTTCATAAAAATTCCCGAAATCAGATTCATTTGATGCTATTTCCAAATTTAGCAATGAAGCATAATATCTGCTTCCTCCGCTTTTTGAAACTTTATTTGATAATGCCATATCACCATAGAAATCCATCATTTCTGATTTTGTTGGAAAGTGGTCTAACTTTAATGTATTTACAATATTCATAATTGCATTTTCAACATCTCCGTCTTCCCACTTTCTTCCATGCGCATAACCCATGAAATCACCTCACAATCAATTAAATGGAAGACCTTCTGAAATTTCATCTGGAATATTCATCCAAGAATTATCAGAAGACTGCTGATTGCTTTCCTGCACATTGTCCTGGCTGCTCTTACTTTCTGCAAACTCGATTGATTCAACCATACAGTCGTTTGTATAAACAGTGTTACCGTCTTTGTTCTTATAGCTTCCAGTCTGCCATCTGCCATGAACTTCAAACTTTACGCCTTTTCTTCCGTACTTTTCCACAAATTCAGCCATTTTTCCAAATGCTGTACAGTTGATAAAATCTGCATTTGCCTGTCCGTCCTGTTTGAATCTGCGATTTACTGCAAGGCAGAATTTTGCAAATGGCTTATCTGCCGCATACCTTACTTCTGGCTCTCTTGTCATTCTTCCTGATATATCTACACTGTTCATTGTATGTCTCCTTTCTCTACTGCTTCTAACTGTTCTCTTAACCATTTCACCTGTTTTTCTACATCAGATATTTTTTTATTAATTGTTTCAGTGAAAATACTTCTAGCAAGAAAATCATCTTTTTCAAGCAATATAACAGTGTCCCCCATTCGTTTACCAATATATTCTTTACTTATTTTTCTACAATAAAAATCTCTAGGGCGTACATGCAGCAAATAAGTCTTGGGCTTCTCGTCAGCTTCACGCTCTTCAAACTGAATAAATAGTTTACCATTATATGGTTCTTTCAGTGTATAAAAATACAATTTCATTGATTTAATCCCTCACTTTCTCCTAAAACGGACATTCATCCGCATTTCTAAGTTCCCATTCCATACCGCCCTGTGCAACGCTCACATTTGCACTAGGAACGATTTTCTTAATCTCTTCAATAATTCTATCCTTATCGCAAGTTTCTTTCGCTGTGTGGCATAATATGACGTTCTGCAATGCATCTGACTTATTTGTTTCTACAATCCCTTTGCAAGTTTCCAGTTCGCAATGACCTAGAATCTTATGCTCGTAATTTGGGATATCCCTGTCCACCATATCCGCTATGTAGTTGCACTCAATCAACATGTGATCTACCGCCTGTTTCCTAAAATTGTAAGGGCAATACTCCATGTCGGTCATGTATAATAGCTTCTGTCCGTCTGCCTTGATGTAAAATCCGTAATTGGTAGTTCCGTTATGTGGCAACTTGAAACACTGGATTGTGAAACTACCGTATTTCTGCATCTTCGGATTTTCTTCTTCATATGGTTTCCATACTGGGATTCCCATTTTCTCTATTGCGTCTGCGCTTTTGCTGTGGTCTTTATGGGTGTGTGAAACCGCACACCCGACCACATTTCTGATATTCCAGTCCAGTCCTCTCTTGATATCCATAATCGGCACGCCACAATCAAGAATAAGGGATTTACCGTTGGAATCTGCTAGTATGTAGCAGTTGCCTTGTGAACCACTGGAAATACATTTAAGTTTCGTTTTAACTACACCTCGATTTCATCATCCTGTGGGAACTGAAAAACAGCATTGTTAATGTATTCTACTTTTGACGGTTGATCTTCTGCTCGCACCACAATACCGCATTTCTTTAATGTTTCAAATGTCTTTGCCACATTTTCTGAAACATCAACATTCTGCATTACGATAGGCATACCGATATATGTCTCTCTAAGCATTTCCATAGCTTTCTTTGCTTTTTCCTCCGAACTATAAAGTGCTATACATTTATGTCTCTCCTGTAAAGCAAAGTATGCTTCGATACCCCGTCTGGCTAATCCATCTCCATATATTCCAACATATGATTCTTCTAACATAACATTCTCATAAGGAATACCAATCGTTCCGTCCTGTGAAATTAATCTCATATCCTATTCCCCCATAAAACTAGGTGTTTCTTCCACCTCTGTTGAATCTGTGTCAATTGCTTCTGTTTCTTCTGGGAAGTCTACTGTGTTGGCGTTCTCTGCGATATCTTCCTGTGCCAACTGATAAACTTTGTCCATTTCAATCTGCGCCTGTCTTGCCATAGGGTCATAATTCTTAGGATATTTACGTGTTGCATTGTTACACATCTTCCTCTGAATCATGCTTTCTGGCGTATCAAGCCATGCACCGCTGATATACGGTCTGGCTACTTCACACTGCAGCATATCATCCACTGTCGCACACGCTCTTAAAGCATCTAAGATTTCATTTTTCTTAGCCTTGATTTCCTCTTTCTGCTTCGGAGTTGCCTTGTATCTATCCTCACAGATACCAAACGTGGCATTAATCATGTTTTGCTTGACGTGTGCTAAAAGGTTGACCTTAACACTGTCTCTGTCTGCCATAAGGTATGTTACTGTTCCGTCTGTCAGTTTTACAGGATATACAACTCTTACAGCCTTACTTGACAATCCTTTTTCTTCCCATTTCGGGGGCGTAACTTCCAGACCTTTATGCTTGGGTGGTATATATTCGTCTCCTTCTTTTATGACCCAGAACGGATAAACCTTGTCAACGTCTTTTCCATAGTTGGAAAGTAATGAGTCATAGCCTGTTCCCTCAATACCCATTTCAACGACCTTTACCCACTCATTTCCCTGCTTAACGCTTCGTAACTGGAAGTAACACTCTCTCGGATATGCGCTCGCATTCAGTTTAAGGCTTGCACACTGCTCTACAATCTGTCTAAGGTTGCTTGTATCAATGCTCCTCATGTCTGCCTTATCATCATTCTTAACAAGTGTATAAATGCTTGTCATAGCTTCCATTGCGCATTTTTTTGCGTAATCATCAAATTTTACCCCACATGATTCATAATCTCTTGCAATAAGTCCTGTTATTTCATTCGACCACCGGCTTAATGATGTTGTAAATTCTTTTTTCTCCGCTAATGCCTGCTTTGTATCTGCCATAATTATTCCTCACTTTCATTCTTCTTCATTTCTGCTAACATCTTATTTGCGTCTTCCAGTGTAAGAAGTGCATATTGAGAACCGATTGTATCTGGAGCTGTAAAAAATTCATCAATTCCAAGCATTACAAAAATGTCACCGTCTTTGTCAATTCCAATAGCTTGTACTTTTTCGTCCTCATTGTACTGTTTAATGCAAAGTCCTTTGTTTCCGTCATCGTCCTCATCATCAATCCAATACAGCCTGTCTCCAATTTTGCATGGAAGAGCTAACAGTCTGCCCTGTTCCTCTAAGTCCTCATAATCTGCCAGTTTGGTAAGAATCTCACCACAATACGCACTAGGTCTGTCATGCTCTATGTCTATAAGCGATTCTTTAGAAGATGCTGTACCGTCAGAATTTCTTTTGCTGTCTGTAAGTCTTTCCATTTAACCCACCTCTAACCTCTCATTTTCATTTACAATCAGCATAATCAACTGTGAATCAACCATTTCAGCAACCTTTGCCTGGTTATCATCGTCGAGTGACTCCGAATCATCAAGGAACATTGGCGTGCAGATTCCACACATTTTCTGAATCGAATTGCAGATATCCACTCTTCCTAAAATCCTGTTACCCTTGTTGCTCATGGTGGTAAGAATTGATTTACCCTCTACAGTAGGTATGCAAACGGATTTATAATTGCCGTTCTTAGCTGTGTCAAATAACTGCCATTTAACTAATGAGAAGTGGCTATTGACCGCATCTGTCAAAGCTTCATTCTTTGCTCTGTCTAACTGGTCTAACAGTGCAAGTATTTTCTCCGCATCCGTTTTCGCCTGTTCCAAGTCTGTTTTCTGATTTCTAAGTTCTTCCAGTCTTATTTCATCAGATTCTGTGTTTGTAGAAACTATTTTCTTTTCAACCTCTGCTAACTGCGCTCTGATTTCAGATTCTTCCAGTTTTAAAGATTTCTTGATATCTGACAGTGACGTTGACTGCTTCAATAATTCTTCCTTACGGACAATTTCAGCCTGTACAGACTTATAATCTTCCCTGTCGTGGATATCAACATACTGTGGGATAGATTCTAACTTTGCAGTCATTTCTGCGTATTCTTTATTTACAGTGTTCAAATTTTCGTTTAAATCAGATAACAACTGTTCTTTTTCTTTTAATAACTGCTGTTCTTTTTCAATCTCTCCTTTAGCCTTGAATCCGTCCGTCTCAATTTTACCGATTCTATCAGTTTTTGACTTTTCAAAGGTTTCCATGAGATTCTTAACATCTTCTTCCAGCAACTCTCTGTGACAGGTAGGGCATATAGCTGTATTTGAATCAAATTTCTCTGCCTTGACCGCTTTCCACGCATTCCACAGTCTTGTCTTTTCCTCTGTCAATTCTGCAATCTTCTTATTGCTGTTGGAAATTTCATTCTCTGCAAGCCTGATACTGGATTTCAGACTGTTAATTTCAACGCTCTTATTCATCATGGTTGCCCTAAGTTCTGCCATTTGTACTTCTAACTCACTGTTAGCCGTATTCTGCATTTCAGAAAGCTTCATTTGTAACTGCATAATATCCTGTGTAGCCTTATCATACTCTGCCAGTAAGTTTTCATTCCCGTTCTGCTTGTAAAGATTCTGTTCAAGCTGTTCCTGTAATGCATTTTTCTGTAAGACAAGTTCTGCTGTGTCAATGTCGGATTTAATCTGAATATCACGTTCTTTTTCCTTGATCTGACCGTCCAAAATTTTAGAATTTGTGTTGTAATCACTCTTTACTTTCTGATTCATAGCCCGAATTTCATCTGCTTTGTATTTTTCAAGTAAAGGAACAAGTTCATGTAATTCTGAATTACTACTTGCAAAATCAATGTCTGATATTTTACTGACAAATTGGAACAAAAATTCTCTCATTTCCGTAGGTTTCTGGTTAATAAAAGCATTGATATTGCTACACATTTTAAACAGCTTCATATTTACATCAAAGTACTCATTAAACGCCTTTAATGTTTTTGGAACGCTATTAATGTAATATGAGTTAGTATCGCTTACGGTTTCAACAACGATGCCATCTTTTACTGCTTCGCCATATGTACGCTTCTGCACTTTCTTAGCCGTAACTTCCTTACCGCCAATATCCAGTACTGCTGTGACTGCTGTGTCCATATCGTCTACGCTCTTGCCGTCAACTGTTCTTCTAACCGCTGGATTGTCCGATAAATCATAGTCACAGTTGAAAAGCAGCCATGTGTAGGCATTCACAATACTGGACTTGCCCTTGCCATTCTTCCCCATAATTCTTGTCAGTTCCGAGAAATCAAATTCTGCCTGTGAATACATCATGAAATTTTCAAGAATCAGCTTCTTTAATCTAATTACCTTACACATCGTCAAACTCCTTTCCTTCTGATGAATCAAACAGTTTCTTTTCTTTCTCTGCCTGCTTGTTTGCTTCTTTATAAAATCCCATGATTCTTAATGCGGTCTTTACGTTGCAAAAGTCCGTATTAACGATATAGTCAACTGCCGCATCAACTCTACTTTCTAAAGCAACTAACTGCTCATACCGTTCCTGCGAAATAGTGACCGTATCGCAGGATTTACTTTTAATCAAATCTTCCACGTTCTCACTCCTAACTTCAATTCGTTCCCGGACAATTCGTAAACTGTCTTAGTCCGTCCGTCTTTCTCATACTGCCTTGACTGGAATCTTCCTTTTATAGTAACTGTCTTCCCTGTTGCTAAATTCTTTGCAAATAAAGCATTTACTGACCACACAATACACGGTATGCAATCCGTTTTTCCATTCTTCCTGGAAGATACCACTAGCAACTCTGCTATGTATCTTCCACTTTGGGTCTGCCTGAACACTGGTTTTTTGACGATAACACCTGTTATTTCTGTGTGGTTTCCATCTGCTTCAAATACCATTGATATAGATTCTACATGGACAAATAACTCTAAGTGCGTCCGTTTTCCGTCAAACACCTGTCTACTATGGATAGCACCTGTTATTTTATGAACAGTTCCGTTTTGAATCTGATTTGCAATCCCTTGTTCTGCGATACATGGTATTATGTCCTCATATCCACTTAGCCGTCTAACAATCATTTGAAAGCTGTAGAATCGGATTTTACCTACCGTGTGGCTGTATTTAGGTTTT